GCCGCACGTAGCCGTCTCTGGGGTGCAGGGACGTAGTCTCAAAGTCTAAAGCGCAGGCACCCTTAACGCGTGCCAGTAACTTCTTTAGACCGGACAGAGTGGATACAATCTGGAACATAATAGAAGTTGGCGCTGCGGGGGAAAGGGGGGCAACCCGCAGCGCCAGTTCACCCTATTTCTTTTTACTTTTTACTTTTTTGACGCTTACGCCATCAAGCAAATCGTTAAAAGACAGGGAGCCATCAATATACGCGGCCACACTCTCTCGGCTCGCCCACGCCTCAACGGCTAACTTAGGCTTGTAGTTAGTGTTTTCCTGCGCGGTAAATTCCTCCGATTGAAACTCGATTATCGGAAGCGATGCCTCACCAGACAGAAGACGGGTGCGAACCTCGTTTATCAAATCACGTACAGCATTACAGCCCGACTTAGAATTAGTCGAGAACTTAACCTGCGTACCGGTGTCGGCAGAAAACGCGCCGATAGCCAGAGACGGAGCCCACCCCTCATTGTCCCTGTACGGGCCGTGATCCTGTAGCTCGTGTTCTTGCGGGGCGGAGTGCTTCTCGTAGATGCTCCACTCGTGACGATCAACCGGGCGGTTGCCTTTCCAGCATATCCACCCGGCCATAAAGCTCTTGGGCTCAACAATGAAGGGCCCCTCTGGCTCCTCTTTGTTCTGCCCCATAGCGTACCTACCTTTCTTCCCAGAGAAAGAGATATACTGGAGGCGAGGGTGACCCCTTTCTTCCCAGAGAAAGAAATATACTGGAGGCGACCGGGACCCTCCTCCACCTCCGAAAGTGCGGAGGCCATTTCGGCGTCGGTCAAATCAGGTAAATTTGCCGACTGAACGTACTGCATTAAACTACTCATATTACGTCTTCCTTTTTACGTTTAGGCGAACGCTGGCTTCGCCTTCTTTTTCAAAATGTGACAGGTCTATACCTGCCTCTTTCACCGCAGCACGGTCCAGCGTACGGCGCGGTGTCGTCTGTGTTAAACTGATCTCGACGCTGTCGGTTGCTACATAAGTAGCATTGAGTTTCGACATGCGGTCTTTAATCTCTGAGCTAAGGCGTGCCTTCTCGGCGGACGCCTCGGTCGCCTTGTCAGCAACAGCTAGGTATTTTTTAGATAAATCTGTCACGGCTTTCGACAGCTTAGTGGTGGTGGCTGCCGAGGGCAGCTTGTTAAGACTAGACGCAACCTGTCCGACGCCGTCACACGTCTTCTTAAACGCGCACATGGAACACTCCCTACCGTTCTTTTTGCCCTCCCTGTCGAGCGTAGAGGCGGACTTCGTGCGAAACACTCGATCAGCTTTCTTGGCGTATTTATCTAGGATGCGCTCATCCATCTGTATTTTAAATTCTAGAATGTCATCGTAGTTGCTTGCGTCGATATAAATCAGCCAGCCGTAGCTAAACGCCCGTCCTTCTAATTTTAGGTGGTTGTTCACCAGCGCCATTGCGATCTTGAACTGCGTGACATGCTCAGGCTTGGGCAGCTTCGATTTGTTGGTGCGAGGGTCGATGCTCTTACACTCAAAACCCTCCCAGTGATCCTCATACGCAATCACGCCGTCGGGCGTGGCGGACAGCCTGCGCTCCTCGTCTTGGAGGCTGACTTGCTCGTCACCCGCAAAGATAAGGGGCACGTTTGCAGCGCGCAGGCTCTCCACCACGTAGCTCTCCATGTGGCTGCCCCGCCGCGCATAGCCCCACTGCTGGGGCTCTGCAAGCTCAGGCTGGTGCTTTGAGTACCAAACGCGCCGTATGCAGTGACCCGCCTCCGAACTGTTTAGATAATGCTGCCGGTCAAATCCCCAATCGTGCTGGGCGTCTAACGCAGCGCGTCCCTTCATAACACTGTCTTTAATCAAAACGTTGTCCCCTTGGTCGTCCCGGTGCAGCTAGCCCCTCGTCTAATCGAGGGGGGTGGTTTTTAACACTCTCGTTTAATCGATCCAAACCCAAAATTAACCTCTCAGCAAGCTGCCTAACTTCGGGGATGTTGAACCCCAAGTCTTCGGGCTCAGCCCTCTGGAGCAGGCAAAAGTAGAGGCTGGTTATGCAACCGCGCACGGCGGCGGGGACCGAGGCGTCTGGCACCTCGTCCCACTTAAACTGCCTAGTGTGTCCAGTCCTCATGCCGCAGACATCGCGGTTGCCTGATCCCGGCGCTTGGTAGCTTGGATGCGCCGAATAGCCTGATCTAGGTTGGTGTCGGTGTGGAACACGTCAACGTGTACGGATTTCTTCTGCCCCATTCTGTGGCACCGGGCACGAAATTGATCCATGATTGCAGGTGACCAGTCTGTCTCTACTTCCACGATATGGTTAGACCCTTGCAAATTCACACCGACGCCCATTGCACTAATCTGCCCAATCAAAACATCGATCTCGTTAGCGTTAAAGGCGGCTATTAATTTGTCGCGTTGCAGCATTGGAGTGCGTCCGTCTATGACACCGTGCGCCACATCAGCGCTGCTGAGATAGACGTCGAGGGCGTCGATAACGTCGTGATGGATAGCGCCAACCAAAATGGGGGTGCTGCTGCCTGCCTCGACACGATCCACAATTTCCTTGGCGCTGGCGGGCACCTTGGCAACCCCAAGCTGACGACGGACCGTCGCTATGTGGCCGTCACCCGACACCAAGCTGTCCTCCAGATCGTCTAAGTCTAGCTTTGCTAGCTGGGAAAGTGTGCGCTTGAGACTGGACGACGCAGTGTAACCGACTTGCAAGTGCGATATAGTAAGGGCTGGCATGGCGTCCCAGACCTCCTGCAATTCACGCCGCACAGCGTACCCGCCGTCGAATATCCACTCCGACAACTCCTCGGTGTTGCGGTTACCTACAACCACTGGCGTGGGCCTGCCGCGACCAAAGCTCTTCAACTTAGTGACGCAGTGATGCAGACGAAACCGGTCAATGTCGGTGCCGCCAAGCCGTTCCCTAAAGCTCTCCGGTCCCGCAGCACGCAACAGGAAGGCATACACGTCGTCGTTGTATCGAGTAATCGGCGTGCCTGTGAGCAACCACGTAAACACCGCCGCCTCACACAGACCGCCGCGACCAAGAATAGCTTTGGTGCGCTTGGACTTAATGTTCTTGAGGGCGTGGGCCTCGTCGCAGATCAACACGGTAGGTAAAACATGACCATGAAACTCGTCGGCACGCTTAGTGGCAAGGTCGTAGCTCAAAATAATAACGTCGGCGTCGTGGTCAATTTCGTCTGACCCCTTCCGAATTATTTGTGTGGATAATCCGGTGTGTTCGTAAATCTCCTCCGCCCACATCGTCAGCGTTATCGGGGGGGCAATAACAACAGCCCGTCCGGGGTCGCCATCGTATTGTGCATTAACGTGAAACACCTCAGAAAGAGCTTCGATTGCCGTTAGGGTTTTACCCGACCCCATGCCGGAAAACAGCCCGCGAACTCCGGGCGTTGCTGCGAGGAATTTTGCGTCCTCAACTTGATGCTGTAGCAATTGAACCATGATGGTCTCCTGTAGTTGTCACTGTCTGATACACGATGCCGATGCCGACATCAAGAAAATTATTTTGTTTTGACCCCGCCCTTGGGCCAGATAACGTAGTTCTCGCTCCAATCAAAAATTATAGCCTCCGCTGTAAGTACGCGTGAGCGGAGCGCGTTTATCTCTTGCACGCCCAGCACAATGATTGCCATGTGCGCGACAAGACAAGATATCCATAGGATGCGCTCAAACATCACGGTATTTACTCCATGCCCTTCATGCCGGACGTCCCAAGGCCAGTGAAAAAGTCTTCAAGGTCTATTGCGGATACATCCGCAATTTCCTTATTTAAATACCCAGCAATGGCCGCAGCCACGTCACAGTGTTTGTTTCGCATGGCGCGAAAAACAATTTTCCCAGCGTAGCCGTTTTCAAGCGCGTGTTTTTGGGCCGCTTCCATACCCGGCGACATCCCGAGATCAGTGTAAAAAGCGATATCGTCTGCAACACTGTGCCACGCCAAGCCAGCGTCAATTCCCATCGATCGCTCGTACGGCTCGTCATCGTTACAGATGCCGTGTGCCGCCAGCAGCAAGTGAGACGCTATCGGTGCCTCGCCCCGCGACAAGCTATCGTATACCGCCATCTTAGCGTAGGCGATGTTGAGTTTAGTGGACCCGGCGAACGGGCTCTCAATTACTACTTTCTTCATTTTTAATCCTCCGTAAGTCGTCGCAATGAGTGCAATAAAAATTGGCGTATCCCACCTCTAGCAGTGGGTCTCGGCCTTCGGCAACTTTACCGACGACGTCGTGCCATTCGGCTAAGACATAATCCAAAACTTTTTTGTTCATCAAATGCTCCCGAGTAACATGATGAGTACAGAAAGGACGAGGAGGGCGGCGACGAATACGACGCCCTCCATCAGCATTTTGAGAAAATCAATCATAGAACGACAAGTCGAAACGGTGATATGGCTCGCTATACCAACCGGCATCACGATTGAATGTCTGCATCGAGGCAGACACGCCCCAATCATACGGGCCCGCCTCGTAGACGACGGTCCAGAAAGGGCCATAGACAAAGTCCGTGGCGTCCTCGGGGTTTAGTAACCGGACTTCGATATCCGGGTTGTGGCCGCTGTCGGCGGCCAGTTTACGCAGCGCCTTATGGAAGGCGGTAGCGGCGGCCTTCGCCGTCTTGTGTTCTGACGGATCAAAGTCGAACGGAATTTTAAAGACCTCGTCACGACCGGTGACGGGTGAGTACATTAGGGTATTGATGTCCATGATGGACCTCCAAGTTAGTGTTGCTTCTACCCCAAAAGCCCCGACCATTTCTGGAGCGGGGCTGGTTGGGATGGTGACTGTCCTCCTATTTCTTAGCCACCTTGACCTGCGTCACGCTCTTCGTGACGGTGTGGGCCGCCTTGAACTGGCGGGTCAGTTTCTCCCGCACCGCCTTCATGTCCAAGGTAGACCGGTCCGCCGTCGTAACGACGACCTTGAAGGCTTGGCCCTCGGCCTTGCCGTTGCCGCCGGTAATGGCGACAATCTGTTCCTTGAGGATTTTCTCCTCAGTTTCGAGAGCTTTGCGCTGCGCCTGCAACGCGCCTAAACTATCGATAATTGCTGTTACGTTGTCCATGATGGACCTCCTAGTTGGTTGGTGGGCGTCTCTGCCCCTTCACAATATATAATGCTGTCAGTGCCTGATATCAACCCCCTTTGAATAAAATTGTTCCAAAATAATTTCTAGCTCGTAAATCAAGCCGCCGATGGTCTTCAACATTGCCACGTTGACATCGACGCGGCCCGGCTCAGGTTGGAAGTCGGGGTCTTTGTCTCGGCTGATCCGGCACTGCCGCTGCAAATCGCGCAACCCCTTGAGCATACAAATTACCTCGTGGCGATCTTCTAAAAATAAGCACGGCTCTTCGTACGTTTCGTTACTCATCACGCATATCCCCTTTTGATGTCGTTCCAGTTGTTGAGATCGTTTGGCGTGGGGTCGCACTTCACAACCTCGTACGCCTCGGCTACGCGGGCACGGCGCTTCACCAACTCGTCTCGTATCGAGACAATTTTATTCGTCCTGCCGCAGCAGTACCGCCTGCCGCTGACAACTTGAAAGTGATGCCCGGCGACGATTAGGAAGACGCGTCCGCTGGTGCGGTTGTCTTTGGTTTGTTTTAGCCAACGGGCAAGTGTTGGTCGGTCTTTACGCGGAACGCTATCGTGACGTGGGCTATAATAAGGCAACAGTTCGTAACCCAAGTCTTCCAGCGACATCTCTAGGTCCAGCGTCCAAACGCCTCGAATGGCGCGGGCTCCGGTGATGACACGCAGCAGCTTGGCCGCCTCTCCGGTAGAAATACCGGAGATAATTGAAATGGCGGCTGGGCCACAGTAGCGGTTCTTGGGGAACATGCCTTCGTGTTTTACGGGTCTAATCTTCATTTTGAGTTTCCTTTTCGGGTGACCACTGGATGATCCAGCGGGACTAGCTGCCGAAGACCTCGTTGAAATCGAGATATACGGTATTAGGGTCCACTGTCCGAGATTGCTCGATATCGACAATTTCGATGTGGCATTTCTCGACAAACGCCGCGCGGCCTCGTTTGACAGACTGCACCAGATCGCGATGATCTTTGTACCCGGCGTCCTTGGCGTGCTGCTCGCGGGCTTGCAAATAGAACAGCGGCACGCCGCCTTTTGCGTTATAAGCGACGTGCAGTTGGCTGCGGTCGGCGGCGGCAGCGCGGGCGGTCTTCTCGGCGGTCTTCGCGTCGATGCTGTGACCGGAAAGGATTGTGTCGCTGGGTGTGATGACCATCCACCCGGCGGTGACTGCGCGCTTGCCGGTGTAGATGTCTTCGTAGCCGTTGGAGAAAATTGATTTAATCATTTTGCAACTCCGTCGGTGCGGACGAGCCGGATGGCGTCGGGGTAATCCGCAACAGCGTCCTCAATGCTGTCATACTGCTCGTCGTATCCGACAAGTCCGTCGTCACAGTACGAGCAGTCGCTCTCGATGTAGCGGTCAACGCCGACGCGGGTCTCGGTAACTCCGAGGGCGTCACACTCTTGGCAGGGAAGGTAAACTTTAATGTCCATTTTCGGACCTCCATTTTTCCGGGCGGTATTGCCCTCCACAATATATAATGCTGTCAGTGTTTGATTGCAACCCCATTTTTAAATTATTTTCAAGTGGCCCACTGGCCCACGATTGGCCCGCCTAATGGGCCAGCCGGGTGGGCTAGCAAATACCGGACGGGGATTTAATCAAAATTGAGCGAAAACACCGTCCGGTCAGCATCCATTGACAAAAAGATTAAGGCCCGTCATTTTCATGGCGAGCCTTAGTCTTTCATCCGTTGTGCAATCTGCGCGATGGGCTGACGTTGCTGCGTCAGAGGCTAGGTTAACCGAGCGAGGAATTAACCATGCCTACAAACACTGTTATATCGGCGGACGTCGGTTTTATCAAGACGGCGCTGTCCGTAGCTAAGTCGTATCCCGTGTTTCCTACGTGCGACAAAATCCCGGCGCTTTCAAACGAAGAGTTGGGCGTCGAGCGGGGGCAGGGTGGCTACAAGATAGCCACGCAGGACCCAGCCGAGGTGAAGCGCCTGTTTAGTCACCAGCGTGCAAAAGAGATAGCCGTACCAATGGGTGATATGTCTGGTTTGCTGTGCGTAGACGTGGATATTCATAAAGACCCAAAAGAGCTAGAGGCGTGGGTTGCCGAGAACGACTGGCTGGCAAACACGCTGACGCACACGACACGATCCGGCGGCCTACACTTCTTCTTTCGCCACGAGCCGGGGGTCTTCTGGCCCAGCACTTTGCGACCCGGTGTCGATATTAAGGCTGGGGGAAACGGATACGTCTGCTGGCCGGGTACGCCGGGCTACTCGGTCCTTGTCGATGCGGAGCCTGCTGTCTTCCCGTTAGACGTGCTGGAGGAGATTATGGTGGCGCGTGGCGGCACGGGTCTGCTTTCTGGACCGGACGCCTACAACAACGCCACAGACGACGAGCTTATGACGCGGATAGCCGAGGCCACCGACCTATACCCGTCGCTGCGTAGCCTGTCCATGCGGATGGCGTCTAGTCGTATCACTCCAGCGGATAGCATTGGTACTTTACAAGCGCTAATGGATGCGAGCGTGGCGGCGGCCCCGGACCACCCGCGACACCTAGACTGGGTGGACCGCCGCAGCAAGATCGAGCATCTGGTTGTGACCGCCGTGGAGAAGGCTGGTGCGGTGTTCTCGGTGGACGACGATTTTGCGCGGGCGGTGGATGACGACGGCCCGTCGTTCTTAGACACACAGCGTATGTTGGCGGCCTCATCCCGCCCTATCGGCCCGCAGCAGGCCCCGACAGCCAATGAGATATCGGCGCTTGCTGCGGGGATAGAGTTAGACGAGGACGAGTTCCACTCGGTCACGCTGGGCGAGTTACACCAGCGCACCATAGAGCCGGTCGAGTGGCTGGTGCCGGGCATCATACCAAAGATGAACAGCGGTGCGCTGGCAGGTAGCAGCAACGTGGGCAAGACGCGGTGGCTGGCTCTGCTGGCTGCCTGCGTGGCCTCCGGTCGCACTGACATACTGGGATGGGAGCCATGCGAGCCGACGCCTGTGGTATGGCTGGCGAATGAGGAGTACGTCGAGGACATCCTACGTCGCATCAAGGCAGTGGCGCTGCACTATGATTTAGAGGACAGCGAGCCCATCATTGTCAGGGGTAAGGCCGTCGGCTCTTTCAAGTTGGCGCAGTTAAACGAGACCCGAACTTTGGAAATTAATCGAAACAATGTCTCTCGCCTCACCGCCATGATCGACAAGGTGGGCGCGGGGCTGGTGCTGCTCGATCCGTACGTGACGCTCGCCGACGCCGTGGACGGCGGCGAGAACTCAAGCGCGATGGCAGAGACTGTGCGGGAGGCGCTGACCCTCGTGCAGTCGTCGCCTAAGCGAGGTGTAGCGACGATCTTTGCCCACCACACACCGAAGCAGAACAAGAAGGAAGGCTACCGTGGCGACTTAGAAGCATTGCGTGGATCAGGTGCAATCGGTGCAGCACTGGACTTCTCGTGGACTATGGATCAGTGGACGCCGCAGAAGGGCAGCGCGGACGCCGCAGCGTGGAAGCAGCACTACCTCCGCTTGCGCCTCAAGCGTTTCGTGGTGGTTGATATTGCCAAGGTCAGAGAGGGAGAGGGGCACCCGCCGATTGTCATGGAGTTGGTGGGTCAAGAAATGAATGAAGGTGAGGGCAGGGACATTGGTGTCTGTCACATATCCAGTGAGGCAGAGGCCCTCGACGCGCTGTCGGTGGCGAACGACGAGGACGCAACCTTCTCTCTTATATTGGACGAGCTTATTGCCAACTTCGGTGAGGGCAGAGTTACAGGTGTCAAGAATATCTGTGACCCGATGAAGGACACTCCCGGTTGGCCCCCATACAAGGACAAGGTGCAGGGCGAGTTGGCTAAGCTATTTGAGCGGCTGTCGTCACCGACGCGGCGAGGCGACTACGAAATAACGATCTTACGGGAGGGCAAAAAGTGGCAGCTTCGGATCGTTCAAATGGAGGAATAGTTTCGGTATGTACCGAAGTACCGATACCGATACCGAGTGTAACGCATTGATATATAACAATGTTCTTTCGGTACTACCGAACGTACCGAAAGGCCGTACCGAAGGCGTTAACTTATTGGTATTGTTGAAGAAAAGTGCCCTTTCGGTATTCGGTATGGCCCTCCTCCCTACGGGAGGGCTACGTTCGTACCGAAGCCCCCCTCGGGTGGGGCTTTTGGTACACAGCTTTTAGAGGAGATGACATGACAGGAAAAAACAACCGACGCCGTGGTTACGCGCTTGAGAAAGAGACTGTTGATTTTTGGAAAGATCAGGGCATAGCCTGCGAGCGTGTGTTTGCCAGCGGTGCCTACAAGCGACTGGGCAAGGATTTCGAGGGCGATCTAAAATTAGACGACACTTACACGGTCGAATGTAAGCGCCGCAAAACTGGATCAGGCTTCCGCCTGTTATACGATGCGCTAAATCAGGACGACGCAGACCTCTTGGTTTTGCGAGCCGACAGAGAACGCAGACTTTACGTCATGGAGGAGGACACGGTCCTCCACTTGCTGAAGCGTGCGCGATCAGAGTAAGGTGATGACATGCGATATTACGTTTACACACTGATTGACCCGCGTGACCTCAAGCCGTTCTACGTGGGCAAAGGCAATGCCAACCGGCGCTTTCAACATATGAAGAAGCTGCCTGCTGATCTTGAAAAGGCAGGGGAGAAGGCACGCATTATTCGTGACATCAAAGACGCTGGCTTGAAGCCTCAGTCCATTATCAATGGCTGGTACGACGAAGAGCGCGATGCCCTCGATGCTGAGCAGGCTTTGATTGAGAGCATTGGGTTTGAGAACTTGGCTAACCAAAATTTAGGGGGAGGAGGTGATCGTGCCTCCAAGCGAAACCGAAACCTGACGGCGAAGCAGGAAGGTTTTGCTCGTGCCATTGTTTCTGGGTCCAATCAATCTGATGCGTACAGAGCTTGCTACAACGTGATAAATATGACGGACAAGCAAGTTCACGAAGAAAGCTCTAAGTTGCGTTCTCACCCAATGGTTTCCCAAAGAGTAGATGATTTAAACAAGCCAGCGGTGCAGAAAGTGAGAGAAAATAAGGCGATAGACTTGGGCTATCTTCTCTCGCGGCTGGAAGATGCTCTCGACTTAGCGGAGCAAACCGATCAGCCGGGAGCGATGACTTCGGCGCTGAAAGAAATGTCGGTCCTGACGGAGCTACGTCCCGCCGAGAAGCGGGAGCAGACGAACATCAATGTCACCGATCTGTCGGAGCGTATCCAGCAAGGCCGCGCCCGTCTAGTCGCGATCAACGGAGGCCGCGATGACGGCAGCACAACATAGCTGGGGCCCGCCCCTACCGGGGGCTGGCCCGCAGCGTATCTGCATCTGCTGCGGAGCGCGAGAGACTGCGTCTAGTCGCGATCCGCAGCATCCAGACTACGCCTGCGCCGGACCGACGGAGCTAGCCGACTACGACGCGGTGTATGCCAACACCGAGTACGAGCCACTCTGATGGCGCGTCTGGGTGACATGGACCCGATACAAGTGCTGTCCGAATGGGCGGCGCTGCCCCCGGCTCACTACCTAGCCGACGCTGACGGCGCAGAGGTCACAGTGTGGCCGGAAGGCTTCGTCATGCTGACCCACCCGGACCATCTGCCCGCCGTCCTGCCGCACGACGCAGAGCCGCCGCGCTGGTACACGATGGCGAACAGCGCCGCCGTAGACATGGACGTCGTCCATTGATGCGGCCCCTGTGCCTGAGCATCGTGATGCTGTCCGTCGTGCTGCTGCTCGGTGGCTGCGTCGTGACCATAGTCACGACGGCAGCCAGCGCCGTCACCAACGCGGTGCAGTCATGGAAGATCGATCGATTGGAGGAGAAGATTGAGCGCGGACCCCAACATTGATGTAGAGCTAGCCGACCTGATGGCCGAGTGCTACGCCGATCCGCTGCGGCATGTGCTGGTCAGCTATCCTTGGGGGTCAGGCTCGCTCGCCGGGTTCGACGGACCCGACGAGTGGCAGCGGGACTTCCTCAACGAACTGAGCGACGACATAAAGAAGCGAGGCTTCGACGGATCGACGCCCGTCGCACCCATCAACTACTCAACCGCGTCGGGTCATGGTATCGGAAAGTCCTGCCTAGTAGCTTGGCTTGTGCGTTTCCTGCTTGACACCCGGCCCTACTCGAAAGGCATTTTGACCGCCAACACCTCAGAGCAGCTACGAACCAAGACGTGGTCCGAGTTAGCCAAGTGGCACCACCTCGGTATCACGAAGCACTGGTACACTCTGAACGCTGGGGCGGGATCGATGAACATGTACCACAATGCCCACCGTGAGACTTGGAGGATCGACGCGCAGACGGCGAAGGTCGAGAATAGCGAGGCGTTCGCTGGCCTGCACGCAGCCAACGC